CAGAATTTAATATGACAGGTTTCTTAAGACCTAATGTATTAAATAGATATCAAAGTTATGCAATTGGAATTGATAAGCGTTTCTTAACTGTTAATGAAGTTAGAGAGGCTGAAGGTATGCCTCCAATTAAACAAGCAGACCTTCCTCCAGTTGTTCAACCAGTAATGCCTAATAACAATCCTCAGCAGGATGCTAACCAACCTGCAGTTTAAAATGAGGGTATATGGAGAAAATAATGGAAAATCGTAGTTTTGAAATCAGAGAGACTAATGTAGAAACAAGAGAAGTCATTGGTAGAGCAGTTCCATACAATGATGTAATTGACATTGGTGGGGGAGACAAAGAGCAGTTTGTAAGAGGCTCAGTTGACCTTAACTCACATGTAAAACTTTTTAGAGACCATAAAGAAATCATTGGGAAAGTTAACTCAATGGAAGAAAGAGAAGATGGTCTCTGGATTAAGGCAAAGATTAGTTCCACAAAACTTGGGGATGAAACCCTTGAGTTAGTTAAAGATGGTGCTATTCGTTCATTTTCTGTGGGCTTCATTCCTGTAGTGGATGAGAAGCAAGACAGAACAATCATTCGCAAGAAAGTCAATCTCAAGGAAGTCTCCTTGGTTGCATTCCCTGCTTATGAAAACGCCTCAGTGACTGAGGTTAGAGAAATCAAGGAGGAAACAAACAATATGGAAACAACAACAACACCTGATTACTCTTCAGAAATCGCTGAAGTGCGTAATCATGCAGAAGAGTTGGAACGCCGTTTAGAAGTTTTGTCAGTAGACAAGACAGAGGCTCCAACTGCACCACAATTCCGTTCATACGGTGAGTATGTAAAGTCAGTTGCAACAGGAGAAGACAATGGTCTTGTTCTTGCTCGTGCATTTGCAGATACAAACTCAGTAATGGCAGACAGCATCTTGAAGAACGCATGGGTCAATGACACCATCCGTATTCTTGACATGGGTCGTCCAACATACAATGTATTTAGTTCAGCACCACTTCCAGCAGATGGAATGACAATTGAATACCCACTACTCAATTCTGACTCATCAGAGATTGATGAGCAGGTAGCAGAAGGAGACTCACTTACATTTGGTAAGATTGACCTAACTTCAGCAACTGCAAACATTAAGACATACGGTGGATACACTGCTATGACTCGTCAGTTGATTGAGCGTTCATCTGTTGCTTATGTAGATGCAGCATTCCGTGCAATGGCAGCAGCATATGCAAAGAAGACAAACAATGTAGTTAAGGCTGCTCTTGCAGGTGCTTCTACATCAACAACATCAGTTGCAGCATGGTCTGCAGATGCAATCATTGAAGCCCTTGCAGATTCTGCAACTAAGGTAAACAATGAAACAGGCAAGTCACTTGAATTTATTCTCGTATCTTCAGATGTATTCAAGCAACTTGCTAAGCAGGTAGATGGTCTTGCTCGTCCAATCGCAGCAGCGACTAACCCTTCAAATGGATTTGCTTCAATTAATCCAGTTGGACTAACAGGTTCAATCGCAGGTCTACCAATCGTTCTTGACCCATCACTTCCAAATGGAACTTTCTACACAGGTTCATCTACAGCACTCACAACATATGAGTCTGCTGGTGCTCCATTCCGTTTGAATGATGGAGATATCACAAACTTGACACAGCAGTTCTCAGTCTATGGATACCTTGCAGTTGCTGCACAGGACCCTAAGGCAATTGTTCGTGTTGGTAATCCACTGGACTAATTAGGGGAATTTAAATGGACTGGACTGACCTCAAAGCGTATGTAGGTGCTTCTGACTTGGATAACGAGTTTGCAGAAGAATGTTGGGATACAGCAATGGACTTAATTGCATCTTATGTGCAATCAACGAAGGTGCCTAACCAAGTTCTAAAGCGTTGCTACCTTGAGGTTGGTTCAGAACTATTTCATAGACGCTCTGCTCCTATGGGAATCTCACAATACTCAGCATATGACGGAGCACCTATCCGTATTGCAAGAGACCCATTAGCAGGTGTCTATCCACTACTTAACCGTTACATGGTGAGGTTTGCATGAACATAGCGGGAATCAAAGAAGACATTGCAAATATCTTAAGAGAAGAACTGCAGAATGTTTATAAATTCTCACCAGCACGACCAATAGCACCTTGTGCAATTCTTGAAGCAGGGTTTCCTTTCATCAGTGTTAATGATGATGAATATGAAGCAATCTATTCAACTAACTGGAAGATTCTTCTTCTTGTACCAACAGCACAAAATGATGTTGAGACAACAGGGCTTGATTCTTTGTTAGATGCACTAATCCCATTGATTTGGGCTAACACAGCAGTATCAAAATTAGATGTTGATAAGCCATTCCTCACAGAGGCAAATGGAGCAACATATTTAAGTACAAACATTAACATCACTATAGATTCACAAGGAGGACAGTAATGTCAAGATTAAAAGGAAAGAACATTGTGTTCAAGGTTGGTTCAACTGACTACGCAGGTTCAGTAAAGAATGTGGTCTTCTCATCTGCAGTTGGTGAAATGGGTTTTGGGGATTACGCAGACTCACTTGATTACACATGCACAGTAACAGGATTCCAAGACTTTGCAGCAGCATCACTATGGACACAGTTGTTCACAAACCCAGGAGCATCACTTGCACTTGAGTTTGCACCACATGGAAATGCAGTTGCATCAGCAACACAGCCACATTTCACAGCAACAGGATATGCAGAAACAGTTCCTGATATGGGTGGAGCAGCAGGGGAATATTTCACATATGACCTAACAATTAAATTGGATGGAAAGCCTACAAAGGTAGTTTCCTAATAGGTTGCAATGGCAGAGTACACAGTCGCAGTTAAAGGATTAAGAGAAGTAGTTAGAAGTTTTAATCAGTACGCAGGTGCTGTTCAAGACTTGAAAGAAGCAAACTACGCCATTGGTTCTAAAGTTGCACAGACAGCCTCTGCCATTGCTCCTGAACAATCTGGTGCATTGAGAAGTTCTATTAGAGCAAACAAAGCAAAGCAGAAAGTTCAAATCAAAGCAGGTGGAGCGAAGGTTCCTTATGCAGGTGTTCAGGAATATGGATGGGCAGCAAGAAACATTAAGGCTCAACCATTCCTAAGAAGAGCAGCATGGACAAACAGGGAATACACAAGAACACAATATGTATCAAACCTGAATGCCATAAGAAGAAAATATATTGGAGGCAGTTAAATGGATATTTCACAATTAAAGATGAAGGACCTTGCAGAGGTTGAAACTCTCACAGGTCTAAATATGGATGAGTGGGACAGTGGTTCTAAGGTAAAACTAACTATTGCCATTGCATTAGTCATGGGTAAGAAGTCACAGCCTGACCTAACTTGGGAACAAGTAGAGAACATGAGCGTTGATGAACTACAAGCACTAACAGGTGCAGAACTCCCAAAAGCGACACTCTCTTAGAACTCATGGGTGATTTCTGTGCAGCCACAGGATATACACCCACTCAATTCTGGGAGTTAACAAATGAAGAAGTTGTATGGATTACGAAGGGGGTAAGGAAGAAAAATGGCTAATAATATTGTTGTAGACATTGTTGCAGATACACGCAGCCTTGTTAGAGGTGTCAATGAGACCAACTCTAAACTCAATTCCCTCAACGGTTCAGTAAATAAAGTTTCAGGTGCCTTCAGAGGCATTGCAGCAGCGTTTGGATTATCAGTAGGTATCTCTTGGTTTAAGGATGCTATCAAGGGTGCAGAAGAAGAACAGAAGTCTTTTGCAGCACTTGCTACAGAGTATGGAGACCAAGCAGATGCCATCATTGCAAAAGTCAACGGTATGTCAAAGAAGTTCTATGTTGATGATGGAACCATTGCACAGTTAATAGTTGACCTTAGAGGAAAGTTAAGAGCAGAACTTGATGGACTTGCTGGAGATTTAGCAGCAGGAACAATCAACCTTGCCAGAGTAACTAATCAGCCTATTGAAGAACTTTCTTCCAAGATGCAGAAGGTAGTCAAAGACGGCAAGGTAACAATGACTGAGTTACAGCAACTTGGTGTTCACCTTAATGAAGAACAACAGAAGTCATTTGATGCAGCAGTTAAGTCAGGAACCACAGTTCAATGGCTAACAGATTATTTAACAAGTCCTGAGTATCAAAAGAAGGCTCTTGCAATGATTACTCCTTTTGAGAAACTCTCAAAGACTATGCAAGATATTAAAGATGCTATTGGAGATAAACTCCTTAAGGTGTTTGAGAAGTTATTTGATTTCTTTACAGACACAGACAAAAACGGTATTAGCAAGACAAACAAGAACTTTGAAGACATGAAGGACATTCTTATCCTCATAGCAGCAGCCCTTGTTGCCTCAAAGATAATCACACCAATAGTTATGTGGATGAAGGCTGTACAAGGCTTGACCATTGCAAACATTGCCCTCAACATTGCTATGAACGCAAACCCAGTAGGTCTAATTGTTTTAGGTATCACAGCACTCATTGCTGTAGTTATCTTGGTTATCAATCACTGGGATGACTTAGGCAAAGCATTTAAAGCATTTGCAGATAAGTTTGTAGGTTTCTTCACAGGCATTGGAGACATATTCAAGAAGGCATTTGCAGGAGTTTCATTCTCAGGACTATTTGATGCATTCAAAAACATGATTAATAACATCCTTAACTTTGCTAAAGGTATAGGTGGCACCTTCCTTCAGATAGGTAAGGACATTGTTCAGGGCATGATTAACGGTATTGGTTCAATGATTTCATCAGCCATTAACGCAGTTAGAAATGTTGCCTCAGCAATTACAAACGGTATTAAGAGTGCCCTTGGTATTAACTCACCTTCAAGAGTATTCATGGCAGTAGGTTCAGGACTGACTGAAGGCTTGGTAAAAGGTATTGATAAGACTGCTTACTTAGCAGTTAACAGCGTTAAAGATTTAGGCAAGAGCCTACAAGTGCCTATGGAGTTATCTCCTATGGGTGGTATTGGCTCAATATCTACAGCATCTGCTCAACCAATTACAGTGAACATCACTGCTGGTTTAGGTACTGATTCATATGAACTTGGAAGAGTTGTTAGTGCAGCATTGGAAAAGTACGCAGGTGTAAACGGTAGATGAAGTTACAAGACGAATTAACATTAGAACTTAGAACCTTTGTAGATGGTCTGTTTACTCTTGGTACAGACAGAATCAACCTTGCAGTCATTGCATCTGATGAACAGTTGATGGATGACAATCTGTATGAGTGGACAGAGATTATGGATGGTGTTTTATCCATTGATATCAAGAGAGGTGTAGATACCTATACAGGTGCCTATGCCCTTCCTGTACCTTCTGTAGGGGTCATGCACATTGTTACAAGGAATAAGACTCTTGACCCAAATGTAAATATTTATATGGTCCCTAAGACAAAGGTACGCCTACGCAGGGGTAATGAAATTATCTTCCAAGGAAGAATGAACAATCAGTATGTTGATTACAGAAGTGACAAAGACAATCCACTTATCTCATTTGATGTGATGGACCCAATTGCAGACCTACAACAAACAACAACTAAATTATCAAGCATCACAGCAAATGGTTCACAGACTTGGAATGGTCGTATTACTTCCTTGTTCTCTAACGCAGGTAAGGAAGATTCTCCTAAGACCATTCATGGTGGTGGAAAGATTAAACATGGGTACTGGGAAGATGACAGAACTCTATGGGAAGCCTTAGTCCTTGCATCTAATACAGAAGGTGGCTTCATCTTCTATGACAAGGATGGAACCCTGCAGTGCTATGCCTCAGAGACTATTCCTGTTGGAACTACCCTCATGGAATTCAACAATGAAGACACCACTAAGTATGGCTACAAGAACATTGCTCTTGATTACAACATCCAATCCACTATCAATGAAGTAACAGGTACTAACAAGTACGCCTATTACACAAAAGAGTTCCAAGAAGACCCAGAGACTTTCTATGGCGAATTCAAAACGGTAGAGAAGATAGTTTCAGATGTAATGGAACCTAAGAGAAGACAAGCCCTTATTAACAGATATGGCACTCATGCTTTGAATGTTGAAACTAACTTCAATCTTGCAGAAGATGAGAACTTCCATACAACATGGGCAAATAACATTCTTAACAAATGGCAGAAACCAACTCCACTGGTTAAGGAGGTTGAATGGGATGGTAAGAAAAACCCTTCATTAGCAGCATCTTCAGAGATTTTGGACAGAATTAAAGTTCATCATAAGACAGACACATTTACTTATGACGAGACTCTTACAACCATTGGTGTGCAGCACACATTCAATGCTGACCAAGATACATGGAGAGTAAAATTAATATTATTTCCAAGGAGTAGATTTATATGACAATTAGATATGTAGAATTTGCAGACGGTAATGTTCTTACAGCAGAACAACTACTTGATGTGCAAGATAATGGTGTTGTTCAAGTAGACACCTTTGCAGAACTAACAGGATTATCAACAACAGTTAATGCAGCCTATGTAGAAGCAGACCATGCGTTCTATGTTAAGAAGGCTGATAACTCATGGGGTAGCGTAGGTGGACTTGCAGTAGTACAAGCAGCAGCACCATCTGCTCCACAGGTAGGACAGATTTGGTTTGATACAGATGCAGTGTTACCTAATCCTGCTAAGTATTCTTACGAGGGTACAGAAACAATTACAAACACAGGTACCTATCAGGCACTATCTAACCTAACAGGCAAGACAGTAACTCTTACAGAACCTGCTTGGGTGCATGTTTCTTATGGTGTTGTAGAACCAGTAGGTGACAACACAGCAGGTATTAACTATGGAATCCAGTTATCTGGAGCAACAACAAGAGCAGTAGCAGTAGCAGATGCTTGTACATCTTATGTATCAGGTAAGAACTCTGTATCAAATGATTTCTATGCAATATTTAACGCAGGTTCAACAGTAGTAACTCCAGTAGCAAGAAAGACAGGCTCTGGAACCGTATCTGTTGTAAACCCTTATGTATCAATAGCACCAATCAGGTGGTCATAAATAGATGCAAAAGGTCTGGGATGGCAGTAACTGGGTAACACAGAATGCACTTAAGGTGTGGAATGGGTCTGCTTGGGTTACAAACGCTAAGTTAAAGGCAAGAACAAGTATCTCTTGGTTGCCTACTGCTGTCTCAGATGGAGATATTTCACAGGTAGTTAAGTGGTCTATTGAGGCTCCTACTCCACCTCCACCACCACCTCCTGTTACACACATTGTCCCTGACTTAGATTTAAAGACCACCACAGAACTCAATGACATTCTGACACCACTTAATTTTGGTTACACCATTGCAGGTTATGAAACTACATCCATTCTCAATAGAGATGACAAGGTAGTTATTGATTCACAGATACCTGCAGCAGGAGAAGCATTAGCAGAAGGCTCATCAGTTTCTGTAAAACTATATAACTTTGTACAACCAACAACCATTGTTCCAAATGTTGGTGGACTTCTTAAGTCTGCTGCTGATTCAGCAATTGTTGCAGCAAACCTTGTAGTGGGAAGTCCACTTGATACTGTTGAAACATATGATGGAACTCTTGTAGGTAAGGTTGTAATTGGTTCTCAGTACCCTGCAGCAGGAACTGAATGGGACCAAGGTACTTCTGTTGTTTATGATTACTATGTACAAAAGCCTTATGTAACAGTACCTAATTTAGTTAATACTGATGAAGACAATATCTATACAACTCTCTCACCACTTAATCTATCTGTTGGTACAAGAACTACTGTAGCCACAGCAAATGCAGCATTAGATGGTCTTATTAAATCTACTACCCCTGTGGCAGGTACTCAGGTTCAGACCAACAGCAGCGTTAACTATGAGGTATATACGAATACCCTATCTACAGTCCCAAGTCTTGTAGGGTTAACCCAAGCACAAGCAGATGCAGCCTTGCAGAATGCAAATCTCTACTCTGGAACAGTCTCTAACATTGAAACCACTGTTGTAGCCAATGAAGGCAAGGTAGCAACTCAGGCAGTAGCAGCAGGGCAAACAGTCAATAAGTTCTCAGGTATCAACTATGCAGTTTATGTACCTAATACAACTATTGCAGTTCCTCAGTTTGTAGGTCTTACCTTCCAACAAGCAAGTGATGCTCTAACAACTGCAGAACTCTCAGGCAATCCAACTCTGTTCTATACAAATGATGCAAACCTATATCTAAAGGTAAAGAGCCAATCTCCTGCAGCAGGAACCATTGTTAACATTAACAGCGTAATTAACATTGAAATCTACGCTCCATATCCAACATATACAGTTCCAAGCATTATTGGTCAGACACCATCATCAGGTGCAATTAATACAAACTTCACATGGGGAAGCAACACTCTTGCATCTACATCTACTCAGACAACTTCTGATTTTGGCAAGGTAGCAAGTCAGTCACCTATGGCTAATAGTCAGGCACAAGCACAAGCAATCAACTATGGTATTTATGTAGATGGAAGACCAACTGTTGGTAGTTATGTTGGTCAGGCAAGAACAACTGCAGTCACAAGCATTCAAAACTTAGGGCTAAATGCATCTGTGACTTATCAGAACCAGTCATACAATGGTCAAGCCACAGCAGATACAGTTGCAAGTCAGTCTCCTGCATCAGGTACAAAACTTACTTCAGGTTCAACAGTATCAATTGTTGTTTGGAATGCCTATGTCCCACAGCCTGTAACAAGATATGCAACAGTTTATGTAGGTGACAATGCATTTAGTGGTTACATGAAAAATGGAGTTAACACTTCATACACAGGTGGACTGCTTGATTTCTCATGGCAAGCACAGTACAAACTATTGAATGGTGCTGGTACAAGAGTGCAGAACATTGGTTATCAGAGAATGTCAGGAGCCTATGTAGGTTACGCATCTGCCACAAATGGTAAACAGGCTTACACATGTCGTATCAATCCAACAAATATTGATTCATATATTAAATCTAATATAACTAATAATGCTGCATACACAGTAGGTACAGTTGATTTTGTATTCAGCGTAGGTAATGACGGTAACAATGGAAAACTCTGGTACTTAGACTGGATGGGTAATTCAACATCATCACCAACAACTTACACAGATGGCAATAGAACTAACACACAGGCAGTGAGTGGAATTAACAACGGTGACACAATGTCTATCACTCTCAACTCAACTATGAAGACATATTCATGGACCAATGGTTATGGACTTGGTGTAGCAGCAGGTGTTACAGCATCTAATGCATCAGTTACATATGGCTCAATTAACTGGGCATATTTTGCAGCACAAATTTCTTGGACGGAGTATGTATAAATGAAGATTTATGGAGTTAGCACTACAAGAGGTGGTGCCATTACAAATAACAATTACACAAACATTGCAGCAACAGGTCAGGACAATGGACTCAACTATCACTACTGGTATCCAGTAGCAATTCCTACTGGTACCAACTCATTATTCACAGGTATTACAACATCTCAGGTAGATGCAATTGTGACTCCTTATTCAATTACAAATGCAGATAACACAGCAGCCTTAGTACAAGAGAGAATGATTCTCATTCATAATGACTCAGCACAAACTAAGAACAATGTGAAAGTTCTCATTTCAGACCAGCAGTTAACAGGGGGAGTTGCAGAAATAACCCCTTGGAATTTGGCTGGAACAGAAGAAATACAGGGATACTCATCAATAGAAGTACTAACAACTATGCCTACTGATTACAGAGTAGACAAGGCTTACTTCAAAGCAAACTTTCCAACCAATGGTCCTGTAGAAACATCCAAACAAATAAGCATTTCAATGGCTCCTTGGGGTTGGTACGCAGCAGCCCTACGCCTGTATGTGGTCAAGGACCAAGCAGTAGAAGAGGACTTTTGCGTAATAGCCACAGAAACCTCCTAAATTTCATTGACTGCCTCAATGGAAAAGCCTTACCCCACCTTGTTTAGGGTGGGGTTTGGTCTATCCTTTTCCACATGGATAAATTAAAGGCAGTTTGGGCAAAGTTTCTAACCCTTAAGTTCTGGCAGAAGGCACTTGTTGTTTTTATTGCCTATGTTCTTTTTGCTTCAGTTACTGGGTTTGGAAG